TCTTGGCGAGGGAACTCCGGTTCGTAGGTATATCGTGCGTCGCGCTCAGGTAAGCCACTTGGGCGAGCTATAACTTCGATACGCATTGGTTTTGTCTCTATTTTAGGGATTGTTATAATTGAGCTCGGAGGGGGCCTTCTTATTTCAAATCCTTTTAGATATTCTGCCAATGGTATATAGTTTCTTTTCGTCTTCGTTATTGGGCTGACTTTTATATTTGGCAATATGGTGTCGGATCCTTTTGACAGATTACTCCAACTTATTCCAGTATTCCTGATATTTTTCCCTAATATCCATTCAGTGGTGCCAACAACACCTTCTGACTGTATAGTTGGGTTGAGTTCAGGAAACTCTTTGTCGTAATCTATTTGGGGTTCTTCTTCCATTTTGCCTGGTGAATATTTCAACATTAGGCGTTCGAGATTCTTTTCGTCTTCCGCTTTCTGTAAACGTTCAGATTCGGTTAGTGAGAAGTTCTCTTCCCTAAGCCTTCTTCGTTCGAGACGAGCGTAGTATTTATTGGTGCGTTCCATAATATCTAACATTTTCATGTACCGCTTGATTGTGCGGTCGCGTCGTCTCTGTTCGAGACCAGAATCAAATCTTCTTAACAAGTTAAGAAGAAAATTGTTTTCTAGCATGTCATATTCACTATTTATGTTAATATAAGCAAAAATCTCTTGTACTGAACAGTCTAACAAATCGGCTAGTTCGGTTGCAAGAGTTAATGGTACATACCTCTTTGGTTTTGCGATTGAACGATATCTATGATGTACAAGCTTAGATATTCGGCTTAACCTCGAGGTCAGGGCATAACTCATGCTATTACTTGGTTGTTTATTGACGTTATAACATGGGAGTTCACGTTCTTCATGTAATAAATGTCCAAGTGTAGTAAGGGCTCTCTTGCTTATATTATGAAATCTATACCTTTCAATGTTAATCTTCGACAGTTGTTCGTTGAGACAGTAAGATATTTCTGACATTATCTTTGCTGTTAAGGGTTCAACAACTTCAGTCACCTGAGGTAAATCGTGTGCATGTTTGTA